AAAATAAACTCTTTTTCTCAACCTCATCATTCCATCTATCAGGATGAACAATAGGGTCTACTTTCCAAAATATGTTCTTTAACATCATAACATCGGCTAAAGCATCGTGCGCATTTTCGCTACTAAATCCCAAACACTCTGCTACTAATGTTAATCGCCACTTTCTACCTAATTTATCTTTTAGTCCAAATAAATTTTGTTTCTTTGCGTCATAAATACAATCATAATATCCATCAATACCAGGGAAATTCTCTTTCTCAAAATAATGATAAGGTATTCTTAATGTCTTGACTCTTTCATTTAACATTCTTCTATCAAATGCTTCACCATTATAAGTTAATATACAATCAACTTCTTGTTGCGCCATCCATTCGCAGAAGTCAGTTAATACATCCATTTCACTTCGGCAATTTACTAAATCACTTGCATAAATACCATGAACTTCACTCGCAGCAGGATCAATTCTATGAGTAGTCTTAATTCTTTCGTTAAAACTATCTAATATGTTTCCCTGTTTATCGCAAACAATGGCCGCAATCTGCACTGGGGCCGCCGTGTTCCAATAACAAGAAGTTGTTTCAGTATCAAGGACACAAATTCGATTATAGTTATATTTCATATCTATTCCTTTCTATTGTTCCTTGATAACACTCGATCTTGACTCCTAACGGAGTCGCGCGGTTTAAAGTCCAAGTTGGAACTCTTTGTCTCATAATGTTCAAGGAATGTCGTTTTCTGATAATTTTTTGTCTTTCCAAATAGTTAATAAAAATTCTTTATCCATATAAGTTTGCCGCAATAAGTCCCTAAAATACTCGTTCCATCGACTTGGTTGGCGCCAAAATTCTTCGACTTGTCCGAATGGCGCATGTCCAATACTCATCGATATAAACTCCAACCATGAGCGTTGCGGCATCTTGTCCATCCAATCAGAGAGCGCTTCAAATACTCCAAAATATGGTGTATCTAATCTTTCTTTTAGCGGCACAATTTTTATCGCAATGCCGTTTTTCTTTGCATCAATAATTATTCTTTTTGCTTCTGCAAACTCTTTAAGGGCATTTTCTTTATCTTCCCAATGCGTTGATGGTTTTAATTTCAATGGTAAGGCGCCAATTCCGAGAGTCGGCCATTTCGACCGCATTTCTTCAATTAGTAACCGAGCCTCATCATATTCTCCAAGAAACATAGGCATAAACCTTATATTACTACCATAACCCAAATTTAAGTTTAAAAATAGTTCTCTAATATCTTTGTCACCTAATATCTTTTGAATTCAAATTGGTTCTAAAAAAGTAAGGTTTTTGATTGGCGCTAAAGTTTTTAGCACATTTTTTGTAATTTCTGAAGCAGTAGTTCATAACATAGTATCAGTTACTAACACTCTTTTATTTTTGAAGACGTTATCTCAATCTTGTATTAATGGCATTAATTTCCCATTACTATCTAATAATCTTATCTGCTCACTTCGTTCCCAAGTAGTATTTTTCTCTGGATAAAGTAAATAATCAGGACGGCAGGCATAAACTACATCAGGAATTTTTCACTCTCTTGTTTTATTAGCCTTACCAATTCATCTAATATTTCTATCAAGAAAGAAGGCGGCCGGTGGTTGCGGCGCGTCCTTTTTTTCTCGGCAGATATAATATATATCATAAGGACGATTTATATCATATTCATTTTCTACAAGAATAACACTATCACCTAATTGTTTATGGTAACTAGAAAGTTTCATAAGCATTGGATTAAAGACGTTCTTTTTATTATTACTATAGTAATAATCTATATCTCAAATTGTTACTCTCATCTATCACTTAATTTTTCAGCAATCTTTTTATTCTTTGCCTTACCAAAATCTTTTAAATAGACAGCAATAGTATCTTTACTATCACCTCTTAATCCAATACCAACTACTTTTTGTTTCATTAAAAACTTTTGGTCTCTAATAAAGTAGTAATCGTCTTGATCAGGATGAAACCATTGGTGATGAACAGGAGACCATACCATTATTTTGCATACAATACTATAATCTACTCTATTTAAACTCATAATATCTTTTAATTTCATATAATCTCCTATTGTGTTACATCTTGTTTTTCTTCAAATTCAACGAAGTCACCTTCATCATCTAATACAATACGAAGGATACTCTTGCGTCCCACATTTTTGTAGACCTTAGGAATAAACGTCATCCCTCTTTGAATACCAGTAACCAATAAATGAACGCCCTTTTCAAAGAAACTTTCTTGATCAATTTCTTTTTCACCTTCAATACCAATCTCGCTTAATGTTGCCGCAAAAGTACTAAATAAGTCTTTATAAACTTTTAAACTAACAACACCATCTGGACATTGAAGAGTTACCAATCCTTTTGTCTTATCTCTATCAATAACTGTTCCCGCAATCGTATACAACTTCATACGTGGAATCTCTTTACCTTTAATAAAGAACATGCCGTCTTGCGCGCCCTCAACTATCGTATCAAGCGGACTGATTGCAATACCTAATTGCTTAATTACTTTCTTTAATGGATGCTTTGTGAAGTAGAAGTTCATACTATCTAATTCCCATTGAAGTTCATCACCTTCACAATATTTATTCCATTCTTCTCTAAATAATCTTGTGTTTAATTTTTCTAATAATTCTTTTTGATTGTCTGTGATATATTTCTTAATCGGCATCATTTGTTTTTCATAAAATACATCCCATTTCTTACTATCAATTACTCGACGTGGTTCACCATCAATAACTATTTCAGATGCTTGTAAACCGCTATCTTTAATTATTTGAACCCAAGAATCAAATTTATTCATAGGGATATCTAATCTGTCGCCGCAATACCACAACTTCATACTATCTCTATTTCTTCTTAATTCTTTTGTTAATTTATATACATCACTATTATATTCAAACTCACTTGGCAATAAGTTTAAATCAATTAACATATTTGCGTTCTGCATTGTCAATTTACTCTTTGGCTCACAAACACTCCAAATAAAGTCTTCTAATATCTCTCTTTTACTTTTGCCTTCAACTCTATCAAATGCACCACATTTAATCAAATTAATGACTTTATCTTTTGTTACAGTTCTTTTAGTTACTTTATTTAAAAAATCTTGTAATGAACTAAAAGGACGATATAACATAATTTCATTTATAACTGGTTCAGTTATTCTTGAGATACCCTTTAAACCATATAAAATACTATTTGTCTCTACATCTGGTGTGAATGACAATCTTGACTCATTAATATCTGGCATATTAATTTGACATACGTTTCTAAACTTATCTAACGCGGCTGCCAACTTCGCATAATCCATTTTATTTTGAACCTTTTTGTCTTCGTTATCATCAGACAAAATCGACTCATCAATTAAGTTATAAAAGTCGGCACTATTAATCGCACTACTATCTACACTTAAACATGCACAATTCCAATAAATAATCGGATATCTATATGCTAAGTTCATTTCTTGAAGCGCAATTAATGCGTAACCTGTTGTGTGAATCTCGGAGAATGAATAACCCAGCTGGGCGCTGACTTGGACATACCAAATATAACTTAACATATTATTTGATGTTCCTAATTCTTTGCCTTTTTCAAAGAATAAATCTTTAACTACTTCAATCTCTCTAAATTGTTTCTTTGCGATTGTCTTTCTTAACTTATTGGCTTCTTTCATATCAAATCCACTAATATGTGGATCCATAACTATTTGCATAATCACTTCTTGAGATTCACCAACGCCATTTTTCTTTAATAAATATTTCTCTAATACTTTTTGTTCTTCTGCTGTTAGACCATATGCGCGCATTTCATCATACCATAAACTTGGCATTCTCTTATATCGTGCATACTTTTCAAGAGGAAGTTCGCCATCACTCATTAATCTCATTAATGACGATGAGATGGCCAATTCTGTCAAACTATTAGGTTGAATACTCTTAATTGCTTGACTACCTACTAATGTATCAAACTGGAACAAACTACTAATTTCGCCGTTACCAACCATATTCCACATTTTCGGACTATCATAATCTAATACTTGTGGAGCCAAATATTTATTATATGTTTTTCTTAATGTTCCTTGCCATTCAATAGTTCCATCTTCTAACATATAATTCATACATTGTCTAATTCTATCTAGTGCTGATACAGTTAAGAAGTCATATTTAACCATACCACATCTTTCTAATGTATGTAAGTCATATGAAGTTACTATTTGCTCTTTTGAAGTTTTCATTATACTATTATAATTATTAAAGTCACCATTAACACAAACTACACCTGATGCGTGAACACCTAATCGTGTTACTAATCCCTCAATACTTTGCGCCAATTCCCATAATTTAGGATATTGATTCATTTGTTCAACAAATGCTTTAATTGGCTTTCTATCTTCATCGTTACCATAATAACATTCTTTTAATGACCAGTCAAAACCACGTTCATTTGGAACCATTGTTGTGATATAACTTACTACGTCATCATCAATTTTTAAACCACGTCCCGCAGTCTTTATAGCTGACTTAGTTCCTTCTGTACCAAAAGTACAAACATTAATTACATCTCCACCAATATTATTAAAATAATCTTTAACTGCATTAAATACTGCCGCACGCTTATCTGACTCTGTATCAAAGTCAATATCTGGTAAGTCAGGACGAGATGGATGTAAGAAACGCCATACAAACGGCAATTCCATTTGAATCGGATCCATTTGAGTTATACCTAATAAATAATTTATTAATAATGCGCCCGCAGAACCACGACTTGGACCAACAATACTATTTGCTGTATCCCAAACTAAATCAATAATCTTTTTCATTGTGATGAAATAGTCAGCCATCGGTTGATCAATCTTATCACCTACTTGCTTTAAAGTCCAAAATTCTTCTTCAAGACGTTGATAATATTTATATACATCCCAATTATCTTGATACTTCTCAATAAAACCATGCGCAACTAATCGAGCTAAATAATTATCTGACTCTCTATCACTATGAAGATAATAATAAAAGTTAGGATAAGTTTCTTCATCTATATCTGCAAAAATCTGCAAATCATCCTTATATTCATTATATTCTTCATATTCTACTCTTGCCAATTTAGGACGTTGTTCAATTTCATAAAATTGACAATCATTTTTAATCTTTCTTGTGTTATTAACCATCGCCGCGAACTGTGCGTCCGTTACATATGGCATATAACTACGCGCTTCATCTTGACTCATAATATACGCATATTTATAGAACTCATCAACTTCTCTATCCTTTGAACTCTTTGAGTTTAAAAATGCTTTATGTATCTCTCTTTCATCTGCCTTAAGATAATGCGCATCTGTTGTGAATATAAAATTATATTTACCCCAATATCTATTTATCATAAACTTATTATAAGTTATTTGTTCTTCACCGTCAGGGTTCGGTTGTAACTCTATATAAAAGTTATCATAACCAAATAACTGCGACATTCCCGCTAAATGATTATCTAACTTATTCAAATAAAATTCTTTATCTTCTGCTGAACTACTACTTAAATGATTTCTTACACACCACGCAGGATAACTACCTAAACAAGCAGTAGAACAAATAAGATGTCCACCTTTTACATATTCAAATAAATCACTTGGATATGTTGGTGTTCTTAAGATTGCACGGAACCACGCGCGACGCCACGCCGCACTACTCAATTGTCTTAATTGATGGAACCCCTCTGCATCTTTTGCTAATAAAATTAAATGCCAAAAATGGACAGGATGATTGCCGTCCATATGCGCTTCACAAAGACCTTCTTCACTTAAATAAATCTCATTACCTAATATTACTTTAAAATCTAATTCTTTAGACATTTCTTCATAACTTGGCAATTCTTGATCTGGATGTAACGCCGTCCATTCTTTCTTTAATTTTGCTTTATATTCATCTAACTCTTTTAATGTGCCTGATAAACAGTCGTGGTCCGTAAACGCTAACCCACTCATTCCTAGGCTCCAAGCATAGTCAATCATTCTATCTGAACGATTGACACTATCTATAACTTTAATATTTGAGAACTCTGTGTGATTATGTAAGCCGCAATATTCTCTCATATATATCACTTCCTTTTTTTATTACTAATTAATTATACTCTAACTTTTTCTTTTTGTCTATTATTTCGTTCAATAATCGTTGAAAATGTTTATATCCCTCACCAATACTATTGAAAATATCGTCAGCATTATCATAGAAATCATTTACTAATTCTATTATTTGTTCTCTTGTATATTTTAAATAGAAATTATCTAATACTCCAAGATAATCAATAATTTGTTTTGATGTCTCTCCCTTAAACCACTTATCTGCGAAAGTTATCCAACTCACTTTATTTCTCCTCTAAATTAGTCGCAACTGTTGTCCATCCAGGAGTAATTGTAAACGTTTCATAATGTTTAGGGCATTGCATCATAGTTAATTTACAAATGCCGCAAGGTAAATGATAACTACAACTATTATAATTATTTATAATACTGCTTGTAGTAGTTGCAGTATTACTGCTATTAATTCCTGTACTTTCTATATTTACATAATCACTAACTGGATCCCCGGTTTTTAGTAATACTTGACTAGGTTCTACTTGACATTCTTTTTGTTTTTCTTGTTCTTTTTTAAGAACTTCGTCTGCTACTTTTTTAGCAATACCTTCAATATCTAAATTGCCAAATAATCCATTTAAAAAACTATCCATATTATCTCCTTAAATTAAATCAAATAAACTCTGAGGTTTACTTATTTTTTCTGTTTCTGTTATTTCCATATCATCAATTACAACTTGAATACTGGTTGTGCCGCCCCAACTATTTAGTTGCGGTCTACCAATAATTGTTGCATGCGCGCTATTTTGCGCCGTAATTTGTTTTACTAGTTCTTCATTTTTGAAACCTACGAAGGAAATTTCGCCGCATTTTATCTTTATTGAACTGCGGTCTTTGCCCATCACAAGGACATCATAATTCGTATAATCTATTTCAAAAGCGAACTTTGGTTGAGGAATGCTGTTACCCCACAAGTCTTCATAACTTGCCATTTGATAAAGCATCTCTAAATCTATATCATTCTTACTACTGAAAATATAATCAACCTCATACATCTTTTTAAATGATTCGGCAGACAACTTCTCATTGGCATAATCTCTTAAGTGTTGGATTTCTTCAGGTCGAAGAAACGCGCCATGCGCGTTGGCATGCCCCTCGGCGTATAGCACACCGCCTTCGTGTAAGAAGGCTTTTAAATCCGGCAATCCATAAAAATTACCATTGCGGCCGCTGCCACCAAATACATGTTCACCTTCAAAAGTAGTTTCTCTTAATACCAATACTGGTTTATTAAATTCTTTTACAAGTTCCATCGCAATTAAACCAGTAATATTTTGATTTACTTTTGCGCTATCTTTCTCATTTAGGTCTACAATAATTAAGTTATCTTTGTCTAAGCCACGTTCTCTAATTGAACTACATAACCATTCAAAAGATTTCTTCTTTGCGGCATCTTGTCGAGATTTGGCATTTGCGGCCAATCTTACCGCGTACTCGTAGATTGATTCATGGCGAACATTTCCACGCCAAGTTGTCTCAATCACTTCTTCGGAAATATCATTTGACATCGCATTAAATACAGCATCTTTATCTTCTTGCGAACCATATCTAATAACACCATTAATGACTGGTGCAATATAGAATGCCGCGTCAATCTTAGTTAAAGCATTTGGGTTCTTAATACTAAATTCTTGATGTTTAATTAGTTCTTTAATAAATTTATTTTGTATATTTCTCAATCCATAATAAGCCAAATAATTATTACCTAATGCGGTCATATTCATCGCATCTGCAATAATTCCGATAGCCGCCAAGTCTTGATAACCTTGGTGCATTGTACTGCCTGGATAGAACATTTGGTCCATACGTTTAATAAACATATAAACAATACCAGCACCACTCATATTTTTATTTGTGAAACGAGCACTTATTTGGTTGTTTACAATTATTGCGCCAGTAGCTTCAAAATTATCAATCTCGTGGTGGTCAAGTACAATGACCGTTTTGCCGCGTTCGACTAATTCCCTTTGTTCTTTAAAGTTATTAGAACCAGCGTCAGGTACAAAGATTAAATTAGCATCTTCTGGAATGTCAGTTAAAACGATTCCGTGTTCTTTACCTGGATGAAGCGCATAAGTAATTTCTACATTAGGAAATCTAATTCTTAAATAGTTAATTAAAATTGAACTTGATGTATAACCATCTGTATCACTATCCACTTGTACAAATACTTTATCTCCTTTTGTTAATTGATAATATGCGGTTTTGACAGCTAAATCGATATTATCTAATAATGCAGGATCATCTTCATCTGTATCTCTTGGTTTCTCAATAAAACTTAATATATCATACTCAGGAATACCTAAGCTCATTAAATATTGAGTAATATAATTATTTTTCTTATGATTAGTGTCTTTCACTAAATGATTTTTCTTTAAAATTATATTATCCATTATATCTTCCTTCTATTCTTTAACAACTTCTCAAAAATTTCTTTACCACCATCGATCGGACTTGACTTAAACGGCAAATCAAAATCATAATCTACTAATATACTAACATTAAAATATTGTGATAAAATTTTTGCTTTCTCTATATATCTTTTTTCAACTTCTTTTAGTTGCTCATAATCTTCATAATCACTATCATATGCCAAAATAACATAATTAACTTTCATTTTTAATAAATATTGTATATGGTCTTTAGTAATGTTTTGCCCCAAAGTTGCGAGTGCGATATTATTTTGATTACCATATATACTCGAATATAAGAGAACACTTTTTTCGCCCTCAAATATTATTGCCATATGTTTCCTTTCAATATTCTTATGATTTTCGTGAATACCATAAAATGTGCGGCCAGTAGGATGATTATACAATATACCATTATCAAATAGCGGTCTATACTTACCTTTCATTACATCTTCTGGTCTAAAATATCTTTCACGTATACCAATTAAATTACCATCATAATCAAAGTTAGGAATAACTATTGCTTGACGATAACTATCAAATCTAATATTAAACTTTTGTAATGCTTCAATAGATATTCCCTCTTGTATCCAAGGCATTAAACCCATATAATCAAAAGAAAACTTTTTTAAACTATCTTTAGGATATGTTTTAAACTCTAAATTATCTACATCAGGAATATAAATATTATTTAAAGTTTGCATATATCTAATATCATCAGCAACACCTTGATTAATATTATCTGATATATCACTACTATCTAAGTCACAAATTTCTACGGCTTCTTTTAAACTTATTTCTTTACCACGCAAACGATACATTTTTTGCAATAAAGTAAATATATCAAAAGAACCATTACACTCTGTATAACAATGGAATAATTTTGTGTTCTTATAATAAACTAATTTAGGACTACCGCCCTCTAAATTGTGACAGCAAGTAGGGAAAGTTATTGATGATTCGTCTTCTGTCACTGCCTCAACGTTAAATTGCATCAATATATCTTTTATACTTTCATCTGTTAATTGGTCTCTTAAATCTTTAAAATTCATTAGATAATACCTCCTGTCTTTAAATCTAAAAAGTCAAAAGGTCTTTGATCATATTTTAATTGACCAATATCTGACACTGCCTTATAACTTGCGTCTGTGATAAACAAATCAGTAGAGTGACAAGTTCCATAATCAAAATATCTCCATATTTTAACTGCATTCAACTCACCACGTCTATTCTTATAAATATCTACAACAATATTAGGTTCATGTTTATATTTCATTGGATTAGTTCTAACTAATTCTTGCCATAATGCTTCAATTTGTTTGAACTCATCTTCCATAATGCGGACACCAATCATACCAATGTCTATTTTATCGGCGATGGCTTTTGAACCTCTTAAACAATTCTGGTCTCTTAAACCTGTCTTATTCTTTGCCCAACCATCATTTAATTGTGTTCCACTTTGTATGTAGACATTATAATTAACTGCTGTCTCTTTAATACTATTTGATAACATCATTAATGCTACGTCTTCACGAACACCAACTTCACTAAACTCATTTAATAAATCTGGACTACTAAATATATAATCATAAAAGATATATTCAATTCCATCTTGAATGATAAACTTTGCCATACGCGCCTTTACCGCCGCGATACTTGGGTTTGGCATATATTCAATTATAAAGTTTTGTCCATACTTATCAATTATTTCAAGTGCCATCTGCATACGCTTTAACTCATCAGGAGAATAGTTACCTAATAATATTTTCTTTTCATTTACTCCTGACACATATGCCATAATTAATGTTTGAATCTCATCCGCCTTTTGTTCGGTTGCAATATATAAAACTTTTTGATAATCATCTTGTTCTTTTGTTCCTCTAAATACAACCTTACAACTTTCATCTAAATATGGCATACTAATTGAACATGCTTGACCAACCATATAACGAGTTTTACCTTGACCAGATGGCGCACTATATGTATACAATTTACCTAAACGCGCACCTCTTGTCGCATAATTAATAATCTCGCCTTCTAATGGCAAACCAACTTCTGGGTTATCTTGCAAACTTTGGAATAACTCGTGAATACCTTGCGCCGCAGTTTGTGATGTTCCTGTGTCTTTACCCAAGTGGCGATCATCAATTTCAACTAATAAGTTTCTAATTTGATTTGTTAATGTATCTAATGATGTCTTATTTAATTTTTCATCTTCTATATCTCTATTAATTGCATCTTTTTCTGTATCATAAAAACGTGTTGTGTCTATACCAATAGACTCTAAATCTCTTAATACTGAGAACTTTTTTAACCGCATATAATACATATCAAACTGATGTTTATCACTACCTTCTGCGACTTGATAACATTGAGTTACAAACTCATATCCTTTTTCTTTTTTATAAAACTCATATTGAGCTGGATACTGATTAATATAAAAATCTACATCTTGCGGCGAAATTGATTGAACACCATTTTGCGCCATATTAAATATCGCATAAAAAACCAATTGTTGGATTGGCTTGTAGAAATCAGTTTTAACGAATGCATATCTTTCATCTTGCAATAATAGTGGATTGTGCATTAATGAACTTAACACATATAGAGATGCATTAGTGTCGAACAAGTCTTTTTTAATTATCGCCATTGTTCTCATCTCCTTCCACATTTATTTCAGATAAGTCAAAATGTTTTGGCTTTCTGCGTTGATGTGTTAATGCTTTGATATTGAATATAATATTATTGTCTTGATACTCTACTACTTTTTGCGCTTCTGCCTCTTGTTGTCGTTTAGCATCCTCCAATTCTTTGAAGTGTTTTGCCGCTCTCTCCTTTACTGAAGGAATAAACCATAATCCATAGACAGGGTTCAAGACTCCGTGTGCTACTTCTTGATAGTATACGATGCAGCGCGCAATCTCTAAATATGTCATATTCTCCTCTAATACATATTTAGATACTTGTTTACGAAGTTGTGGAGTGATGGCTTTAATTTCCATCACTTCACATATCATCTTCTCTAATTCTGCTTTTGTTAAATTTGCCATTAACTATTGTTTGCGGCAAAAATCTTGTCTAATTCACCAAAATAATAATTTAACTTTTGTAAGATTTCTGCATTAGTTGAACTATTTGTGATTTGACTAACTCTTTGTCCACCTAAAATTTTAGTTGGATAATTTAAAATTTCTTTATTTTCATAAGCTGAGTACTTAGTTAATTGACTAATTACTGTTTGTCTTAATGTTTCAAACCCTTGATCATCTAACGCAACCACTTTATATCTATCACAATTTGCTGAGATGTCTTTAAAGTTAATTACTACTTTTTCAGAAGAAGGTAAATCTTCACCTTGATAAATATATAAACCTAAACCAAAACGAGCACATACTTTTACGAACGCACGTTGGATCGCTTTATTAATATCTGTTGAAGTTATATTATTATATGCTACTGATAAATTCTTATTGTTTGTGATTGCATAAAATGGTTCAGCCTCAACTTCACCTTTAATTCTTAAACTTACATCTACCCAACAAGTTTTACCATCTGTGAAGTAAGGAACTTCATTTTCATATGTATGACTAAAAGTTTTAGTGATGCCTTCATCTACTAATGAATATGTTTCAGTTGTTACAACTTTTCTTGTCTTAATAATTAATTCTGAGTCAGGATATCTTTCTTTAATTAATTCCCAAGCATCTGCCCAAGATAAATAAGATAAACCAATTTTTTGCTTAATTTTTCCAGTTAAATCTATTTTTCTTAAATCTTCAAATATTTCTTTCTTAAATTTTTCGTCCATTAATTTGCTCCTACGGAATAAAATATTAGAAAAGGGGCATAATGCCCCTTTTAGTTACTAAATTAAACTTGTTTGTCTTGAAACCATTGAAGGTTTTTCAGCTACAGGTTTACTATCACCACGTTGTTTTGCGGCATTTTCTAATTCAACATCGTGTGCTTTATAGGCTTGAGTTAAATTACTAATAACTTCTCTATCATAATAACCATCTTCACTTGAAGATAATGCGGCGCTACCACCCTTAATATAGAAGTTCTTTTGTTTGTTAGTGAATACTCTAGTTACAGGAGTACCAAATCCACCTTCATTATTTACTGTTGCTTCAACTGTTTCAACGATAAAACGTAAATCACCATTAACTTTAACAGTTTGACCTGCCTTATAACCTTTTACGCCATTAACGATTTCAACATCGATTGGATCAACGTGTAATGTAAATAATGCCATCATATCGCCTTTATAATTAGCTTGACCTAAACCTAAGTCATAACGATAGATTTCACCTGCTTTATTTTTCTTTTCAATTAATTCACGAACTACAAAACCACCTAATTCAAAGTTTGCGCAATCAATTGTGCTTTCAGATACGCCACGAATGAAACGGCCATTTAATACTTGAGCAGAACCCATTTGTTCATTACGAACAGAATAGAATCTATTTTCTCTCATATCGCCATTAATTTCAACTTTTTT